CATGAGGTAGGTCATGCACTATACACTCCTAATGAGTGGGACTTTCTTAAAGAGGTTCCAATGCAGTTTGTCAATTGCATAGAGGACGTTCGTATCGAGAAGTTAATGAAGAGAAGATATGAAGGTATCCCTAAAACATTTTACAGAGGTTATAAAATTCTTGCTGATCAAGACTTCTTCCAAATCCAAGATAAGGATATTGATCTACTCAATCTTATTGACAGAATAAATTTACAGTACAAGATCGGTAACTTTGTTGATGTTGAGTTCAATGATGAAGAGAAACCATTCCTTGCTAAGTGTGATGCACTAGAAACATTCGAGGATGTAATTGAACTTTCTAAAGAGATCTGTGCATTCATGAAAGAGCAGTGGGAGAAGAAACAGGAAGAGAAAGAAGAAGAGGTTGAACTTCCTTCAGCACAGGGAGACAATGATATTACTGATGGTGGTAATGAGTTAGAAGATTTATCTGAAGGTCGTACACCTAAACCATCTGAAGGTAAAGAAGATAACAAGGAAGAAGGTGAAGTGAAACCTCAACCAAAAGCAGCACATGGTAAAGAAGTCGGTAGAAACACAGAGGAACCTCAAGAGTTTGTACCAACTGTAGAAACATTAGATGCTCTTACTGAAGGATTAAAAAGTCTTGCTAATTCTCAGGGTCAAGAGTATGATTACATTGAGTTACCTAAGACTATCTCTAGTAAGTTCTTCGTATCTAACAAAGAAGTTAGTGACATAATGAATGACTTCTACACACAGAAAGAGAACCTTAGACATAACAAAGAGTTCTCTGATGAGTATGAGTTACACATGGCAAGAGAGTATACTAAGAACATTGACAACACTGATGCTGAGTACAGAAAGTTCAAGATCTCACAGAACAAAGAAGTTAACTATCTTGTTAAAGAGTTTGAGATGAAGAAGGCAGCAGACAGTTATGCTCGTGCTACTACATCTAGAACTGGTGTTCTTGATACTACTAAGTTACACACATACAAGTACAATGATGACATCTTCAGAAAAGTAACTACTATACCTGAGGGTAAGAACCACGGATTAATTTTCAATGTTGATTGGTCTGGTTCTATGTCCAACTGTATCCAAGATACTATCAAGCAAGTACTTACTCTAGTATCATTCTGTCGTAAAGTTGGTATTGCTTATGATGTATATCTTTTCTCTGATAACTTTGAGAAAGATGATCATAAGTACCATGAAGATCCTGAGAGTGAAGGTAAACTCATTATGCGTGACTTCCGTATGCTTAACGTTCTATCAAGTGGTACTAACAATAGATCTCATGACAGACAAGCACAAAACCTATTCCGTCTTGCATCATCATTCAAATACCATACAAGTTGCGGTGTACCTCATAAGATGAACCTAGGTGGTACTCCATTAAACGAAGCAGTTGTTTCTTTAAACTCTATCATCCCATCATTCAAGAAGAGAACTGGTTCTCAGAAAGTACACGTTATCAATCTAACTGATGGCGAAGGTTACACACTAAGATATGGTAAGAAGGTTGTTTCAGATTACAACGGTGAAACTAGTGTTATCTCTAGAAACTGCAATACACATTCTATCTTACGTGACCGTCAAACTGGTAAGCAATACAAATTCAATCCTGACAGATATGATCAGACAGATACATTCATCTATCAACTACGTGACAGATTTCCTGAGTGTGAGTTCATGAACATCAGACTTATTACAGGTAATGACTGGTACAGATTTAAGAGATCATGCTTAGGTTATGAGTTCGATGGTGACCTTAACGATAACACTGCATGGGCAGATGCAGACAGAGAGTGGAAGAAGACTAGATCTTTCATATGCTTATCTTCTGCATACACTGTACAGTATGCTCTAGCAATATCTGCACTCAATACAGACGATGAGTTTACTATTGAGAAAGAAGATCCTACCAAGGCAGACATCAAGAGAGCATTCACTAAGTCTCTTAAGGGTAAGAAAATGAATAAGAAGATCCTATCTTCCTTCATTGAGCGTATCGCATAAAACCACTTGACAAAGTGGCACACGACCCCTACACAGGGGTCTTTTATTTGGTATTATTAATACATACACAACAAATTTGATTTTTTTATTATGGCATTCGAGAGAAAACTATCCGTCAACTTCATTGATGAACTCCGCAACGAATTCGGTAGTGAGATAGATGCATCTCATGTGAAGAAGTTTGCAAGAGCAAACGATTGTGCATACGCTACAGTTGCACGTAAGTTAAATGCATTCAAAGTTAAGAAGGGTTCATGGAACCTAACTGTAACTGAAGGAAGAGAGATCCTTGAGAAAGCATTGTCAACACCCTCTGTATTGCCCTCAGTAGAGCGTAACTTAGTACCTAGTGCCGATACTACCTTCGTTAAATTTGGTAACTTTAACGATGTCAAGAAGATTATTTCTTCTAAGTTATTCTATCCAATGTTCATCACAGGTTTATCTGGCAACGGTAAGACATTCTCTGTGGAACAGGCATGTGCTCAGGCAAACAGAGAACTCATCAGAGTTAACATCTCTATCGAAACAGATGAGGATGATCTCATCGGTGGTTTCAGATTAGTTGATGGCAACACAGTATGGCATAACGGTCCTGTGGTAGAAGCACTTGAAAGAGGTGCAGTTCTATTACTTGACGAGATAGACCTAGCATCTAACAAGATCTTATGCTTACAATCTATCCTAGAAGGTAAGGGTGTCTTCCTTAAGAAGATAGGTAAGTTCGTACAACCTGCTCAAGGGTTCACAGTTGTTGCAACTGCTAACACTAAGGGTAAAGGTTCTGACGATGGTAGGTTCGTAGGTACTAACGTATTGAACGAAGCATTCCTAGAGAGGTTCCCTGTTACTTTCGAGCAACAGTATCCATCTCCTGTATCAGAGCAGAAGATCCTTGAACTTCTTAACCCTAACGATGACTTCAATAAGAAGTTAGTTGATTGGGCAGACATCATCCGTAAGACATTCTTCGATGGTGGTATTGATGAGATCATCAGTACACGTAGACTTGTACACATCGTCAGAGCATACCAGATCTTTGGTAATCGTGCTAAGGCAATCACTACTTGTATCTCTCGTTTCGATGAGGAAACTAAGCAAGCATTCCAAGAGTTATATGACAAGGTGGATGCAGATGTTGACTTTGAAGAGAAAAACTGATATGATTAATGCATGGAGTTTAGCGGGTTCCATTTTGAGTGGAACCCTAGACGAGGAATACCCTATCAAATCTATGGAAGATGAAGAACTTAACCCCTATGAGTATTATGCTCCTTCGGGTAACGTAGATCTAACAGTTGACAGTGATGTTGTTTGCAAGTATAATGAAGATCAAACACTTGATCTAGCGAAGGAGTACATCAAAGGTACTTACTCACAGCATTATGCTAACGGTAACTTCCAGACACTTGATCTAATCGAAAGTATTGGTGACGCAGAAGCATTCTGCAGATCTAATGCAATTAAGTACCTAAGCAGGTACGATAAAAAAGGTCGTCCTCAAGACGATATTCTTAAAGCGGTGCACTATTGTGTACTATTATATTATTTTAGTAAATGAAACTTTCAAAAGGAACACTTGACATTCTCAAGAACTTCTCAAACATCAACCAATCAATCTGCTTCAAAGAAGGTACAGAGTTATCCACTCTATCCATACAGAAGAATATACTATCACGTGCGGTTGTTGAAGAGAAGTTTCCAAAAACTTTTGCTATCTATGATCTCAGTGAATTCTTATCTGGTCTCTCACTTTTTGAAAATCCTGATTTCAATTTCGAGAATGACAACTTTGTCGTAATCAAAGATAGCAAATGCCAATCGAGATATTTCTTCGCTGATCCCTCTACCATTACTCAACCTCCTGAGAAGAAGGTTGAACTTCCTAGTAAGGATGTATGCTTTACTGTGGCATGGAGTGACATCTCTAACATCATTAAGGCAGCAGCAATTTATCAGATCGAAGATCTAGCAGTTGTTGGTGATGGTGCTAGTGTTAAACTTGTCGTACGTGACAAGAAGAATGACACATCCAACAGTTATGCTGTCAAGGTAGGGATTACCGACAAAGAATTTTGCTTCAACTTTAAAGTTGAAAACCTTAAGTTGCTACCTGGTGATTATGAGGTTACTATTAGTAGAGACAACGCATCTCTATTCAGAGATAGCAACAGAGATCTTGAGTATCTCATCGCACTAGAACCTGATAGTAAGTATGAAGGATGATTTTCTGTGGGTCGAAAAGTATCGTCCACAAACTATTGATGAATGTATTCTCCCATCCGATTTAAAGAATACGTTTCAATCTTTTGTTACCAATGGAGAAGTACCTAACTTACTCCTGTGTGGTACTGCTGGCATAGGCAAAACCACGGTGGCAAAAGCATTATGCCATGAACTAGGAGTTGATTCTTATGTGATCAATGGATCAGATGAGGGTCGCTTTCTTGACACTGTACGTAACCATGCTAAACAGTTTGCTTCAACTGTATCTCTGGTATCATCATCTAAACATAAGGTGATCATCATAGATGAAGCAGATAACACTACGCATGATGTACAGTTATTGTTACGTGCTTCAATAGAAGAGTTCCAAAAGAACTGCAGGTTTATTTTTACCTGTAATTTTAAGAACAAGATTATTGAACCACTACATTCTAGAACTACCGTTATTGATTGCAATGTCCGAGGAAAGAACAAACAACAGATCGCAGCACAATTTTTTGAGCGATGTCGTGATATTCTTACCAGAGAAAATGTACGGTTTGATAATGCGGTGGTCGCTGAGGTCGTCCAGAAATACTTCCCAGACTTCCGAAGAACACTCAACGAACTCCAGAGGTATTCTTCGACGGGGAATATCGACACTGGCATTCTGGCGGTACTAAATAACGTCAAACTTGGTGAGTTATTATCATCATTAAAAAACAAGGAGTTCTCTGTTGCACGTAAGTGGGTTAACAGTAACTTGGATAATGATCCTAATGCTATACTAAGAACAGTATATGATAATTTGTATGATGCATTGAAACCACAGAGTATACCTCAAGCGGTTTTAATAATATCCAAATATCAATATCAATCTGCTTTCGTAGCAGATCAAGAAATAAATTTATTAGCAGCACTTACTGAACTAATGGTGGAGTGTGAATTCAAATGAGTATTATGAGTAAACGTGAAAAGATCAGAGCACAAATGAAATCTAGATTTTATTATATGTTCTGGGGTGCAGCAACAGTTGCTGTCGTAGGTGGTCAACTTTATGTTGGTACATCATATCGTGCTATGGCAAAGTCCATGAATAGATGGTTCGACACAGCAGTTGAAGCATTAATTCCTCAATACCCTAGAGGTAGATACGAACCACTAGTTCCTCCTCCAACAGGTGATTTTAATCGTGATCAAATAGATCTAACTGAGTTGGATCCTGATGATTATATTATCTGGTTAGAAGTCGATGAAGAAGTCTGAACTTATACATTGGAGATTACAGGCAATGCTAAGAGAGAATTCTTTTAGTGATCTTGCATACTTAGGTGTTAGGAAAGATAGTATTGGTATGCCACAACACTGGTATAGTATTGATGGTAATGAGGTTCCAGTAGATGCAATAGAAGAATTGGAGTGTGTTGAAGAATGAAACTTAAAACCCCTCTAAGATATCCTGGTGGCAAATCTAGGGCAGTTCCAAAGTTATTACAGTGGTTGCCTAGTAGAGAGATTACAGAGTATCGTGAACCATTTCTAGGCGGTGGTAGCATGGCTATAGAAATGACTAGAAGGTTACCTGAGGAGGTACCTATTTGGGTCAATGATTTATATGAACCATTGTATAATTTCTGGGTTCAGTTAAGAGACCATGGTGACTATCTTCATCGTGAGTTGATGAGAGTAAAGAACTTTCATCCTGATGAAGAATCAGCAAAGATATTATTTTTAGATGCAAAGGAGAAACTAAATGAAACTGACATTGACCCGAAGGATAGAGCGGTCCTTTTTTATATTATTAATAAGTGTTCTTTCAGTGGTCTTACAGAGAGCAGCTCATTCTCAAAAGCAGCCAGCAACTCCAACTTCTCCATTCGGGGAATTGAGAGATTGCCAGAATATAGCGAACTCATCCAACGATGGAAGATTACTAACCTTTCCTACGAGGAACTCGTTTCCGATGAAACGTTAACTTTCATCTATGCAGATCCTCCTTATGATATTAAGGATGCTCTGTATGGACATAAGGGTGATAAGCATAAAGGATTTGATCATGCAAGGTTTGCAGACACTATGGACAAATGCTTATGTAATGTTATGATAAGTTATAACAACCACCCTGAGATCATTCAAAGATTTCTAGAGTGGTGTCAGTATGATTTCGCTCATACTTATACAATGAGATCCACAGGTACTTACATGGAGGATCAACACAAACGTCGTGAATTAGTATTAACAAATTATGGGAAGTTTGGGGGTTCGTGTACTGCCATCAGGTAAGGCACAACTGTATCACACACGTAGAGGTGCATACTCTACATTCGGTAGTGACATCGCTACTGCAATTATACAAGGCGGTGAGATCCACTGCAATACAAAACAAGGTAAGACTATGATTTACAGAATAAACAATTCTGAAACTGGTGTTGTCGGTCCTGTGAGGGTTTGGTAATGGCATTAACACAAAAGGTAAACTTATTTCCAAATTTAACTCCACCAGAAGGTGTAGTCCAACATCCAGTATTTAAAAGATACTACGTAAGTAGAGATGGTGAAGCCATATATCGTACACCAGGTCCTTATGATCACACAGGTAGATGGGGTGAGGTCAACGAATGGGGAGCCATTAAATTAAATTATGGTTTACAGGGAAATCAATTAGACAGAAAGTATTATTACTACTGTGTGAATGTTTCTCATCATGATGAAGATGGTAATAAAATAAAACAGACAACAAGATCTGTACATCTGATGGTTGCTGATTGCTTCATGAGACCACCTCTTCCTGGTGAAGAGATATGTCATGGTTCTAAAGGACATAGATGTAATCATGTTGACAATTTAAGATGGGGAACTCATACGTCAAATATGGCAGAGACTAGAGGGAGAGTGAGAGGTGTTACTCGTAGAAAACGTGTCTTCGGCACTGGTGTTGGAAACCTTACTCCCTTAATCAATGAAGTATGAACTTAAAGACTGGCTTAACTCTGTCAACTTCAGTAAGAAGGATCTCCTTGCTGATGACCCTTCAGCGATATCTTCTTATCCTCCTTACATCGTTAATAGATGCTTGTCTGGTACTCTTGATAGTATCTTATTTGCGAACGAAATGAATTTGAATGCTCATGCCGATAAGGACATGCAGTATTCATTCTACCTATATACTTTGAGGAAAAAGAAAAGGTTTTCCCCGTGGTTGAAGAAGGAACAAGTCAATGACTTGGATCTGGTCAAAAAACACTATGGTTATAGTAACGAGAAAGCAAAGGTCGCATTAACTCTTCTAACCAAATCTCAAATTGAATTTTTACATAACAAATATGACATGGGAGGAAAAAGATGAGTGCGATCGAAGAGGTCATCTGGACTGCTGAACAGATGGTGGAAGTTGGGTTGAAGGAACCCGATGACTTCCTTAAAGTTAGAGAAACATTAACACGTATTGGAGTAGCTTCACGTAAAGAAAAGAAGTTATATCAATCGTGTCACATCCTTCACAAACAGGGTAGATATTACATCGTACATTTTAAAGAACTGTTTGCTCTTGATGGTAAGAAGGCAAACCTAAGTACAAATGATGTACAACGTCGTAATCGTATAGTACAGTTACTAAGCGATTGGGGATTAGTATCCATCAACGCTAAAGAAGTTATAGCAGACGTAGCACCTCTAAGTCAGATAAAAGTCCTTGCTTATAAAGAGAAAGGAGACTGGACATTAGAGAGCAAATACAACATTGGAAAGAAGAAGGAGGATTAACCGAACGTATAGTATCGGTTTATACCATACCCCTTTTTTATGGTTCGTGCTTAAATAAGTATGTACGCTTCGGGTACACAAATTAACACTCGCTTATTTAAGGAGAACTACTATGAACTTAGCAAGATACCATGCTGCAAATCTTCCAGAACTTATAGAGAAGATTAATCGTAACAGCATAGGCATGGACGAATA